CCCCCGCTCTAGAGCCAATTACATTTCTAATACGTGTATGGAGATCAATAAGTGGTGCTGGACCGCTGGCAACCCCTCCAAAGCCTTTAATGGGTGCTCCTAGGGGACGGATAAGGTCATAGGTAAACTCTTGAATAGACTGGTTTTGACGAAGATATGAATTTATTAAATACCGAACAGATTCAACCCAGCCCTCACGGGTATCTGGGATTTCATAAACTATTGCTGGCTCTGTGGGTGCATAAATAGACATCTGCTTGTCTTGGCCAAGGGTATCAAATCCAACTCCAATACCCAACATTAATGCATCCATTACCCAGGCAAATAATGCACCTGGATCATTACGATCAATGTCACGAGTTGAAACCATTGCACAGTTTTGAAGGGAAGCAGAGTTGCGCTTCTCCATAGTCATAGGAGTTCCAAATGCCCAAAGCCCACGACCTGGTGGTGTCCACTTTAATTCAAACATTCTTTGGAATGCTTCTTGTGCAGACTTCTGTGCTTTGTTATCATTCCACGGTAGACGATTATCTTTTGCATGATTTTTTTGTACTGAATACATACCTTCAATAACACGACGACATACCTCATGCCAACGTTCTTTTGTGCCGTCTTCTTTAACACGAGAATATGTACGAATAAATGTAATCTCTCCTAATGAGTTAGACCCAGCATCTGAGAATCCAAATGGCGCTGGAGTATTATTATATTTATTTACAAATTCTTCTGATAGACGAAACGAAAAAACTTCTGACATTTATTTACCTTTCTAAGCAAATTTAGATGAGTACTTTGAGTTTTCCAAAGTAGTGTTAAGTATATCACAAATTTACAAAGAAAAAAACTCCACTTTATGCGGAGTTTTAATTCTTTAACTATAAAGTTAAGGTTGAGTACTTCTAATTAATTAGAGTGCACCCATTAGTAGTAGTGTTAGTTCATCTGTTACGCTTCCTGGACCATTAAGTACAATATCAGTTAGACCTTCGATTGTAGTTACTGTTGCGCCAGATGCAATTGATGTTGAACCAAGTGTCGGTGCAGAGTATCCTGTTACAGTACCCCAAGAAGTTGAAGTTCCATCTGTTGTTAGGTACTTACCTGAGTTACCAGACTGTGCAGCAACTAGATCAGTTCCGTTGTACTTTAATGTCTTACCTGAAGCAAGGTTAATATGTTCTGATGAAGTCCAAGCATCTGTAGAATCTACCCAGTTAAATGTCTTATCTGTTGTGCCCTTTAGTGTAATACCGCCACCATCTGCAGTTGTATCTGTAGGTGTTTCAACATCTGCAAGAATAATGTTCTTATCTTCAACAACTAGATTGGTTGAGTTAAGGTTTGTTGTTGTTCCATTTACTGTCAAGTTTCCAGATATTGTTAAGTTAACTGCTGTTGCATCTCCAGTAAGCGCTGGTCCTGCAAGAGGAGCCTTGGCAGCAAGATCTGTTGTAAGACCATCAATTTTAGATTGAGCAATTGCTGCTGATGCAGAAACCTTTGCGTTTGTAACTGCTCCATCTGCAAGTTTTCCTTCTGTTACATTTAAGTCTGCAATCTTTGCAGTAGTAACTGCAAGTCCACCAATTTCATTTGTTCCAACTGAATCATCAGCCATCATTGATTGCGAGATTGTGTTTGCAGGAAGTGTTACAGTACCTGTAAATGTTGGTGAAGCAAGTGGTGCCTTAGCATCCATCTGTGTTTGAATAGCAGAAGTAACTCCATTTAGGTAGCCAATTTCTGTATCTGAAACATCTGTAACTCTAAGTTGAACTGTTCCACCATCATCAGGGAATGTAATAGTTCTGTCGGCTGTGGGATCTGTTACTGTTAAAGTTGTTTCAAAATCGTTTGCTGTTGCACCTTCAAAAACAATTCCTGTTGTAGCATTAATTGTTGTGCTGTTAATAGTAGTGGTTGTGCCACTTACAGTTAAGTTTCCTGAAACTGTAATATTTCCACTGCCGTCAGCCAAAACCACTGTTCCTGTTGCATCAGGTAAAGTAATTGTTCTGTCAGCAGTTGGATCTGTTACGGCAACTGTAGTTTCAAAGTCATTTGCTGTAGCACCTTCAAAAGTAATGCTTGAACCAAAGGCAGGATTTGCTGTTGAGTTACCATCAATAAAATAGTCTAGAGTTGACCAGTTATTTACGCCATCGCCAATCTTAAACTTATTGGTATCTGACTCCCAGCCAATTTCTCCAGCATTGAGTACTGGCCCTGCTCCAGCGTTAGTAGATGTCCACTGTGCTGCAGTACCTCTGCGCTGTTGCATTCTTGTTGCCATTTATGTTACTCCTTTAGTAGTTATATTATAACAGATAATTAATTAAAATTATCTATTGCAATTCCGCCATTCCATTCCATGGCCCATTCATTTAGGTCATAATATCCAGCATCTTGAGATGAAGAAAATATTGCATCATAATATCCAGCATCTTGATAGATACTTGCAATAAGGCCATTTCCACCAATTGAAGTATCGTGGATGTGCTCTCTTAGGTTTGCGGTATCTTCAAAGGTAGCAATCATTACCCACTCTTCAAAATCTTCTGAATATATAGACAAATGCTTTGTATTTGTATCAAACCACAACTGACCATCTACTGGAGTTGTTGGCTCTGTTGATTGTGTAGGAACAAAAACTGGCTTTGAATCTACATAAAGTTTTGTTGCTGCGTGTGTATTTTCAGTTGGGGTGCCAACTGTGACAGGTGATCCAAAAGTACCGCCTTCGGCTACGGATAGCCCATGCTTTACTTTAAAGTCTCTATTAGTTGTTGCCACAGTTGACTCCCGTCACTAATTATGCTTCGATATAGGTTCTATGGATCTTAACAGCAGTGTCTGCTGCTGCTGCAGTTACTTGTAGAAGAACATTTCCTGCTGAATAAACAGCATTTGTTGTTCCAAGTTCTGCGTTGCTTTGTACGTTGGCATACTCTGTTAGATAAACATTTTCTCCAGTAACTGCAACAAGAACTTCAATTACTTCAATATCAGCACCCTTTTTCATTTGAACAATATACTTAGCAGCAGTATATGTTGTTGCTGAGAATGTATCAATTGTAGTTGCTGAAGTTCCAGCAGTTGCTGTTGCAGATCCTACTGATGAATTATCAAGTGTGATTGCTGTTGCTGTTAGTGCACCAGATAGAACAAGAGTTGTACCAGTTGCTGCTCCGATTTCTGGAGTAACAAGAGTTGGTGTGTTAGCAAATACTAGAGCACCAGTTCCTGTTTCATCTGAGATAACTCCTGCAAGTTCTGAAGAAGATGTTGCAGCCAGTGCTGAAATCTTGCTTGCTGTAGTAATACCATTTGTTACTGTTGCAGCATTTCCAGTGTACTGTGTTGCTGATAGAACTTCAGTTCCAGCAATCTTTAATACCTTGCCAGAAGCAAGATTCATGTGCTCAGAAGATGTCCATGAATCAGTTGCATCTATCCAGTTAAAAGTCTTGTCTGTAGCACCCTTAAGAGTAAGACCACCACCGTCTGCACCTGCATCTGTTGGAGTTGCTACTGCACCAAGAACAAGGTTCTTGTCATCAATTGTGATTTCTGTTGAGTTAATTGTAGTTGTTGTACCATTAACTGTTAGGTCCCCTGAAAGAACCAAAGATGTTCCAGTTGCTGCACCAATATTTGGTGTTACAAGTGTTGGTGTATTAGCAAAAACAAGTGCTCCAGTACCAGTCTCGTCTGAAATAATTCCAGCAAGTTCTGATGAAGATGTTGCTGCAAGTACGTTTAACTTATCTGTTGTTACAACAAGAGTCTTTGTATTTGGAATAGTTGTACCATTGATAGAGTCAGCAGTAGCAACACCAAGTGCTGGAGTTGTAAGTGTTGGACTTGTAAGAGTCTTGTTAGTAAGAGTCTGTGTATTTGTTGTTCCAACTACTGCACCAGTTGCACCGTGTGCTTCTGTAAGGTTGCCGTGAGTTGTAAGGTCTGAAGATGAAGCCTTAGCATCTAACTGAGTTTGGATTGCTGAAGTTACACCGTCAACATAGTTAAGTTCTGCAGCAGTTGCCGTAATTGATGTACCAGCAATTTGTAATGTTGTAGCATTTACTTCTCCTGCTGAACCATAAACTACTGCTTTGCTATTTACAACAGTTCCCGCTACTGAACCATCTATTAAGTTAAGTTCTGTAGCAGTTGCAGTAAGCGCAACATCTTCATTAATCTTTGGTGATGTTAAAGTTTTGTTAGTTAGTGTTTGTGTGTTAGTTGTACCAACTACAGCGCCTGTTGCGCCATGTGCTTCAGTTAGGTTTGCGTGTGTTGTGACATCTGAAGTAAGTGCTACTGTACCAGTTGCATCTGGAAGTGTAATTGTACGATCTGCAGTTGGGTCTGTTACTGCAAGTGTAGTTTCAAAACCATCTGCTGTTGCACCTTCAAATTCAATACTTGAACCAAATACACCAACTGCTGCTGGGGCTGACCATTCAACTCCATATGTTGCCCCTGAATTTGCTGTGAGGACCTGTCCGTTGCTTCCAATGCCAAGACGTGCTACTGCATCATCTGCACTACCAACAATCAAATCACCTTTAGCGTCAACGACACCTGCTGTGACAATATTCTTTCCATTAACGGTCGCTGTTGATCCCTCAACTACCAGTCCCGCTTTTACTCTAAAATCTTTTGTTACTGTTGCCATTTTTTATCTCCTTGGTTAAGCCTTTAAACCAGTACGCATGTAGCGTAAGGTAATCGGGGTCTGACCCACCACTGGAACTACAGTTAGTGAAACTGTATCTCCTGCCCTAGAGACGCTAACGGTGCCAATATTCCCATCATTGTCTACTGTTCCATATTCGCTAACGTTTACATCTGTATTGTCAGGGACTATGGTTAACTCTGTTGTATAGTATCTGTTTCCAGTACTCTTTTTTAATGAGACCACGTATTTAACGGATCTCCATTCTGAGGCAGTAAAATTATCAAAGATTGTGCTATTCTCAATGCCAGTAATTGTTACTTCATTGTTACCCGCAGTACCAAGATCTGTTGCTTGTGCTGATAATGTATCAATTAAATCAACATAGTTTGCTTCAGTTGGTCTATCACCTGTCTGAAACAGGGCCTTTACGCTTGATAATGATATTTTAGCCATGCCTGAATTATATCATATATTTCAAAGTATATAGTTAGAGAAACCAATAACCTGCAAAGGAATTGCTGGAACATTTCCAATACTGCTGGGTATTTGTATTGCTGTGAACCTTATTCTAAATGGTAGTACTGAGTTTATGCTTACCCCACGCTTTGTGTCAACAATTTCTACATTTGGAAAAGAAACAGTTTTAATAACTCTTGTAAAAACAGGAGTATTGTCTTTTATTGTAACGCTTGCCATTAATTTGTAACATCTTCAAGAAGAGTTATCTTGCCTTGAGCAACTGTCCATACAAGGGTATCTTGTGGAAGACGTAATTCAATATCAAAAATATCATCTGTTCTTAGTTGTGCTGTTTGTGCTGCAGTTAGGTTAACCTTAAACTCTCCGTCTTCATCTTCTAGGTCTTGTGCTGGGTTAATTGTAAAAATTAATGTTGCAGTATCCGTAATTATTTGAGGATCAACGACTGTGGTTGGTCTCTTAAACTCTGCCTCTATTGTCCAATCAGAAATAGTCAAAGGCTGTCTTGCATCATCTGTTAGGTAGATCTTAAATGATGCTGTATCTCCTTTTACGATAGTCCAATTAACAAATGGTGGTTTTTCACCAATGTCGTATGTAGATGCTCCTTGACCTCTTAAAGTTGCCATTATGCCAAACCTGCTTTCATTGATCCCCACGTTCCATTGCCTTTTGGTTGTCCAACTACAAGTACTCCAGTTGATGCATTTGACTTAGCAACTACTGCTACCGCCCCTGACCCACCTGTTGGAATAGTATCTGTAAGTCCTCCACCGTTTGCAACATATAAGATATCTCCAGCGGTATATGAAGAAGTGTTAACATCTTCAAATATACCAGAGACAATTATTACTCCATCGGACCCATTAGTAATTGCTGACTGTGTTATTCCTATAACTGGAAAAGTTGTTAAGTCATCTGAATCAGATTTTGCAATTGTTGGTTTTGTTAAATACCCAGAAATATATACTGGAGTTCCTTTATCAATTGATACTCCAGAGTTATTTCTTACTTCTAAAGAAATAAAAGGAAGTCCAATATTTAAAATAACGTCTTCTATGCGCTCAGCAAGTGATTGAATGTCTCCGTGGACATTTACAGGGTCACTTAAAACGGGATAAGGAAGATCATAATTAGTCGTTGCACCAGTAGCCATAATACTTATTATTATACCACTTCCCGCACAAATAATTAAAAAGTTATAGAAATGTTACCAAAAGTTTGACTTTGAAGGCAAATTGATGTTATAATTAATACATGCTACTAACAAGTAGCATTTTTAGTCTCTAGGAGGTTTTTATTATGAGAAGAGATTTGAAGGCTTGGATTGGAATCCTAGCATTGGTAGGGGTTGTTGCACCATTTAGCAACTTTGCTAATGCATCAAGTACGGAAAATAATTTACTAATTAAACAGGCTGAAGAACCTGCTGCCACCCACAAGGTGGCTTTTGTTGTTTCTAAAGCAAAAATGTTAGAAAGTTATGAAAACAAAACACATCTTACAGATGTTGAATTGAAAGACCTTCTTTCCCTTGTTGGGTTTAAAGGTAATGATCTAGTAGTGGCTTGGGCTATAGCCAAGAAAGAATCTAATGGTCGTCCATTTGCATTTAATGGCAACCATAAGACTGGGGACTCATCCTATGGGATGTTTCAAATTAATATGATTGACAACTTGGGTCCAGATAGACGAGATAAGTTTGATCTTGACTCTAACGCTGAATTATTCAATCCCGTCAAAAATGCTGAGATTGCATACTACATGTCTAGGGGTGGAGAAGATTGGTCTTCTTGGAAAGGCATAACACCAAAAACTAGAATGTGGATGAATAAATTTCCTAAATAGTTTATATAAATAAAATACCCTCATTGGAAAATATCCTTTGGGGGTTTTTATTTTATTACCTGTATAATCAAGGTATGAAAATAGCAATAACTGCCTATGTTGACAATAAAGACAAGTTTGTAGATGAGTGCAACCTAATGACCTATAGTGGTCGTGGGCTTGATTCTAGATTTACCTTTGTGCTATATGCCCACCCAGATATTGTTGATAAGTTAGATCGTCATATGAATGTTAAGATTATTCCCTATACCGTTCCAGATAAGCAATTTTATAAAGACTATAAATTTGCTAGGTCTATGGTTTTCCCATATGACTTGCCTGGGCCACTAGAAGAATATGACTATATTTGTAAGACAGACACAGATGTATTTTTAACTCCTATGATGAATCACTTTCCATTTTCTACTAACAAGATATATGTTGGAAGAGGATATTATAGTGCTACTCCAGGTTCTATAGAATCACTAAAAACTGCTGCAGTTCAATTTGGATATCCAGAATATAAAAGAATTGAAGATATGCATTCAACCATTATTGGTCCTACACAAGACATAATCAATATTATGAAACTTTCTGATGAACTAGAAGAAAAGATGTACTACGGACTAGAATCTGATGGCGAATGGGGAGGAGATTCTTTGTTTAGGGGTTACATTGGAAATACATCTGGAGTTTGTTCTATGTATGCTATGGAGATAGTTCTTTCTTCTTTATACCCCGAAGTTGTGGTAACAAATAAAATAGATTCTGGATCTAATTGGGAAACCCCTTGGACAGATGTATATCATATGCACCAATATCATCATGACGATATATATTCAAAATTTCAAGCAAAGTGGGGAGCATACTTAAACTTAGAACATAGAGACGGTATGAGTTCTGCAGACTATGCACTAAATACCTATATATCTAAACTAAGTTATATTAATAATAAGTCTGAATTTTTTAATAACCACGATATATATTCTGAGCCAGTACCTCTAAACCCTTATTGGGGAGAAGGACTTTTAGTTAAATATAGTTTTAATAAAGAATAGACTATTGATTTTCTATTTCAGACCTTACTGACTCTGAAAAACTAATGCTTGGACTCCACTGAATACTGATTCTATTGTCTATGCTTGGAAGAACAGTTGCATCTGGCAAACTCAATATATTGTAAGAAATGTTAGATCCATTCTTTTTATATTCTTCTACAATATCAAGCATTGTCTTTTGTTCTCCAGTAAATATATCTGTAATTAAAAAATTATTATTTTGTATATATTCCATGGCTAAAAGATTTGCTTTTGCTATATCTGAAATATGAACATAGTCTCTTTTTGAGTCTGGATTATTTATCTTTATATTAGGGTTATTGCTAATTATTGAAAATATATTAGTACCGTTTTTATCACGAACAGTTTTAGTTTTTCCAACAAGATTAAAGTATCTTAAAATTGCTAATCTTTTGCATAAAAACTTTAATAGTTTTTCTTCAATTAGTTTAGATTTAGCATAAGGGTTTGTTCTATTATAGACTGCTGCTGAAGAGGCAAATACAACTGGAATATTTAAAACCCTTGAAACAATGCCTACAAAAAAACTTGATAATAAGTTATTTAAATAATAAGACATAGGATTTTTTATAGATTCAGGAATAGACTTTTTAGCAGATAAATGAATAATTGCTTTTGGTTTTTTTAAAGATACATAAAACAATTTAAAAATGTTTCTTACATCATCTCCATTTTTTTTATCAAACTCTATAACAGTATATCCATCTTTTATTAAAAGTTCTTTTGTTGCTGTACCAACATAACCCAAAGATCCAGTCAAAATAATATTAGCAGTTTTCAAGAACTTCTCCATTTATAAAATCAAGACCTGCAAATGTTCCATATTCTGCTAAAGTTCTTTTTGTTCCAAGTAGATATTCTCCTACTGTACCTTCTGTTAATGTTTTATAAATAAGTGCTCTAGAAACTTTGTCTAACTTATCAAACTCATCAGGAAAGTCTTGCCAAAGTAGTTTTCTTTTATTTATTTCTACATTAGTATTATGATTGTAGTATAGATGATACATGTATTGTTGATCTGGAACAACTATGTCATAGCCATAAGTATAGGCTCTTGCTGCTAACCAAATCTCTTCTCCATAAAAGGCTATGTCTGTGTTAAATGGTAAAAAACCTTTTACTGTAAATATAGATCCTCCAGAAACAGACTTTACAAATTGATTATTATCTTCAACTGGAGTTGATGTCTGTGATGGAATTCTTATTGCTTTGAACTGTTCTGGTTTTTCATTAAACTGTATATTGCTAAGACTATGTGAAGAAATTAAATCTTTTTCTACAAACTTTGAATTTAATGATGGATACCAGTAGTTTGCTGGATACATTGTTAGTAATGGTTTTTCAATTCCTTGAATTTGATAGTTTAAAACTGAGTTTATTACAATTTCATCCCAGTTGTCAACAAACCTTGAGTGCGAATCACATTGTAGATAGTAGTCTTCTCCATCATAAAATTGATGAGCAAGGGCTCTACCCATTCCAAGTCCAATATTATCTGGCGCTTTGCTTTCTGCATGTTTTACATTAGGCAAATCTGGAACATTAATCTCTGACTCATCAACATAAACTGTATGAACACCAAAATTAATTTTGTGGTTTCCAGAAGACTGCTTGATTGCATCTAGAATTGTAGGGCTTACTTCCGAGTCTCTATATGCTGCTATCTGTACAAATATACTAGCCATTAGTCTCCCCAAATTGCATGTACGCATGTTCTGCAAAAACTTTCAAAGGATTTAACAGTCATGCTCTTGTGCTCAATACTCATCCAGATATCGCTAATTGGTTTTTCATTGATATTACCAAATACCGTTTCAAAGTCGTAATCATTGCAACAGATAAACGTGTCTCCATTAGCAGCAACGTGTAGCCATCCATTTGGCCTTCCACCAACTTCTATTCCATTACCGCAGCCAATTACTCTTTCCTTGCCTCTTTTTTCTTTACTCTCAATAGCACTTTTATTTGTAATAATTTGATGAGTGTCCAAGTGACCATTTCTATCAACAAGGTATGGCATTTCATAAACTTGAAGTCCTGGGAATTTATCAACCCAGCCATTTTTCATTCTTGCAAGGGTACCAGTATTAGGATCCATGTCCATTTCTGGAGCATCTTTAAGTGTTTGAATCCATCCACCATATTCAACAAGGGAATTTTTATTAATACCGTTTACCTGAATTGACATAGCCTTGCTTGCTACCATATCTGGTAATTGCTCTACTGCATATGTTACTTGTTCCATTAACTTGTCAAACATCTTTACAGGCTTACCAGTTGCTTTTGCCCATTCTTCTGGTTCTGATGCTGGTATATTAAAACAAATTCCATGAACAACATCTTGATATTCTCTAATAAGGTCAGTTCTTGCTTTTGTCAGAGGTGTTCCATTAGTCAATACAATGGTTCTTATTTTGTTCTTTCTTAGAACCTCTAGCATCTCTGGAAAGTGTTTATATAGTAACACTTCGTTATAATGTGCGGTATAAATAAAATCAAAGTTATCAGAAACAAAGGTTCCCTTGCCTGCCATTAACTGATTAATAATACTTTCAAATACATCTATTGGCATGTTTGTTCTTTGTGCTAAAGGATTTTCAGCATATCTAACTGGACAAAACCAGCACCCAACATTGCAAAGACCATTTGGATCTATTTGTGCCATAGATATCTTATACTGGTACTTCATACTACCACTTACCTATTGGACACTTTGCTGCTTCTAGTTTTGTTTTTATACTCATAATGCATCCGCACTTTTTACATTGTGTGGTTAATTTGATTAGTTCTGGACAGGCCTTGCATGTTGCAAGTCTACTATCTGCTAATTCTTCAGATGCATTTTTTGTCATTGGGTTAAGCAAGTCTAATGGAGTAACCCCATTTTTTTCTTTGTACTGTTCCCATCTTGATTTTGACATATATCCCCCTTTTATAAATTATATCTTAATTATGCCTGATCGTTTTCAGATGCTCTCGGATGACCTGGATGCCATGGAATAAGTTCAGACATATCTCTATCCGTAATTATAAACTTTTCACCATCAAATAAAGCGTTTGGAGAAACAACATACCTTCCGTATGCAAAATCTCCTAAATCAAGCACTGTTGGCTGACTTAATAAAATACTACCAAAATATTCGCTAGTTTGCAAGTCGTTTATTGTTTGATTATTCTTTATAAAACGAACGGTAATTCCATTATGGCTTGGATATTCTTCTGATACGTCTAAAACTTCATCGCTGGAAGTAAACATATCAACATACTCTTCCCATACTGGAATATCATATAAGCATTGCTGATCTATAACCCATACAAGAGGAAATCCATTAATACCGTCATTTCCTCTAGTAAATACAATATTTAAATCTGTTAACATTTATACTCCTTTTATCCGCACTCTTCTGGGTTTAAACAACGACTAACTGGAGCAGGTGAGCATACAGAGCCTGAACCGCAACCATCACTGCATCCAGTACTAGAACAACATCCACGGCTAACGTCAAATGATGTACAGGTTGATCCAGAGGTTGGGGCCTCAGTAGTTGTAGTCGTTGCTGCTCCCGTAGTCGTAGTTCCTGCTGCTGCAGTGGTCGTAGTTCCTGCTGCTGCAGTGGTCGTAGTTCCTGCTGCAGTAGTTCCAGTACATGTTGGTGCTGCTGGGAAAGTTGTACCAAATTGACAATTCCAGTTGGTAATAACATCAAAGTTTGCTCCTGCTTGTGCCTGTGCGTCAGCACAAGATATAGTACTTGTCCATTGCTGAGCGGCTCCATCTCCACAGAATGAAGCACGATATCTAGATGGTGTCGCCGTTGTAGTAGTTGCTGCAGTTGTTGTAGTTGCAACAGTAGTACAAGTAATTGTTGGAACATTAGAAGTACCAGAGTATACTCCGCTTTGTTGGTTAGTAACAGTTGTTCCACACTGGTTATTCATTGCAGTAAGTGCTTGAGAGAATCCAACAGTACTTGTTCCAGTTACTTGTGTTCCAGAACAACATCCTGTATACCAATAGGTTGTTACTGGTGCTGCAGTGGTTGTAGTTGCTGCAGTGGTTGTAGTTGCAGGTGTGCAATTTGGAGTTCCACTTTGAGTAGTAAGTCCACAAACCCATCCTATAGGAGGATATCCATTTGCATTTTCTTGAGCAGCGTATGCTTCCTCACAAGTTGCTGTTGTTGCTATTGGTCCAACTGGAGTGCCATTTAATGCACAATATCCATAATAACGTGTAACAGGTGCTGCTGTAGTAGTAGTTGCAGCAGTTGTAGTTGTTGCAGCAGTTGTAGTTGTTGCTGCTGTAGTAGTGGTCGGTGCTGAAGTAGTTGTTGTTGCTGGGGCTGCTGTAGTTGTGGTTGGAGCAGAAGTAGTTGTTGTAGTTGGAGCAGCCGTAGTAGTTGTTGCTGCAGCGGTTGTAGTTGTAGGTGCAGCGGTTGTAGTAGTAGGTGCTGCTGTAGTAGTAGTAGGTGCTGCTGTAGTAGTAGTTGGAGCAGGTGTTGTTAATAAATTTAAGAATATACCAATTGCGCTGGGATTACGAAATAGTGGCACGATAACCCCTAAGCAAACTTAGATTGAGATGCCAGACATGTAAAGGTAGCAGAAGCAGTTTTTCTAATCTGGATCATATACACATCTGTTGAGTTAGTATTTCCACCTGTAGGGGCTGTTCCACCCAGCCATTTTGGAGTAACGGCATTGCCATCAATTGTATATGAACTTGGATAATATGCTGTTCCACCATTTGGATGCTCAAAAGTTACTGTAATAGATTCTCCAACTGCCATTAATGAGTTTAAAGTAGTTGATGCATTTCCACGAACATTTAATACGTAGTTTGCTGTTGAGTTGATTGTATAAATATGAACAGATGCCGTAACAACATTAAGATGCACAGTTCCAGTAGCAGCCGTTGCTGATATTGCTGCTTTTTCTCTTGGAGATATTAAAGTTGTTATTTGTGTTTGTAAATTATTTAGTGTGTAGGCAATTGATGGGTTTACAAGTTCTGCGGTATTTGAATTTGCAGTGTTATATGCTGTAGACCCATAATGGTATAGTCTAAATGCTGCTTGAATGTCAGCATTGTCTGCATACCCAGGGATCTCCGTGGGATAAATTGCTCCTATAGATTCAGATGCCATGTCATTTCACCTCATTCATTATATCACAACCGAAACAAATAGATGAACGGATGTTTCTGCATCAAGTGGACCCCAAGATCCATCATATTCTGATGCCTCAAGATTTATTACTAAGTCGGTTCCAGATACTAATACGGAAGATAAAGATGATGCTAATGGGTTTGAATTTACAACTGAATGCTGGATGCTAAAGTTATCTGCTGCTAGTCCAGTTACCGATGTGATGTCTGTTATTGGAATAACTATAGATCCACTACCAGAAATTGCACTTGTTCCTGAAACAAAAGTAACTGTGTGTATTTTTGAATATATTGCTGGATTGATATTTAAAACCTCTATCCAGGTATCTCCACCAGGCTCTGAAACATATTGATATAAATATCCATAGTCTGCTCCAGGAGATGAATTAACATATATGTCATTTAATATTGGGTCTAAGTTTTCATCTAGGTTTGGATTTCCTAACCCAACAAAAAATTTACTGCCACGAGTTCCTGTAGGTCCGATATCAACTAAAAGTTCAATTGCTTCTGGTCCAGATAGAACAGTTAAGTCGTCTGTAGATAATACTACGTTTGTCATTAAACGGCACCAGTAATATCATCTGTTACAGTAATTGATCCAGTAAGTAAAGTAAAAATAACATCTGGGTTTGGCGCTACATCTGTAATTTGAACGTCATAGACATATGATGTTCCAGCAACTAGTTGTCTTCCTTGAGTAGGAGTAATTGTGCAGGTAACAATGTCGTTTGCTGTATCTACTGTTGCTGTTGCTGCAATTTGTGTTCCAGTGCTACCACGTCTGTTTGCTATTGTAAATACTGCGGTATAAGCATCTAGTGCAAAGGTTGTGCCATTTGCATTTTTGGGACGGATGATAAATTGATACGTGTCACCACGGTAGTAACTAAAATTATATGTGCCTGGAAATGCCATTATTCCTCCTACTTTATTATACCATTAACAGACTGATATATAGATCCCTTTTAGCCATAGGCTACTTTCTGAATCTGTTCTTGCCTGTGGTTTTGCTCCATATCCTTTAATTCTTTGGTCATCAATATATACCGTTTGAACAAATGACATATCGTAAGAATACTGGTACTTAAGGTTTGCCACATATGAGGTTGGAGAGTTTGAATATTTTTCATTAAATGTTCTAAGCCACAACTCTGTATAGTTTGACTCAGTGGTTATTGTAAAGTCATATCTTATATCAACTTTGGCTCCTAGTTTTAATGATTTAAAATTAAACATCCCAGAATCTGATATCCAAAGTTCTGGACTATTCTTCATAATATAATCTTTATTTGATAATTCAACGTCTGGACTAAAGTTGATAGATACCCATCCGTCATCTCCCCTTTGTGGTCCAAGAAGTGTAATCTTATTTGATCCATTTTTATAATACACCCAACCTGGATATTGTCCAGAAGCAGAATCATATCCTTCTGAGCCTCTACCAGGTTCTCCACGCTCTCCTTGCGGACCCGTCTTACCCTGATCACCCTTTGGGCCTTGAGGTCCTATATCACCCTTGTCGCCCTTATCTCCTTTAGGACCTGTTAATCCAGTTTCTCCTTGGAGTCCAGGAACTGCAATATATTGTTTATCTAATTCTTGAGGAGTAGAAGATTTAACTGCGTCTAAATATTTTTTTTTCTTTAAAGGTTGAGGTGGTTCCATGCTAGTTGCCATGGATATATTTTACTTTACTTTATAAATCTTTGTTCCAACTTTAATTGCAGGTGGAAGGTTTACTTTATTTGAAGTTACTTTAACAATCATAGTGTGCCACTTACATCTCCAAGAACACAGATTGTTCCAATGACTGGAGTCCATACTGTTTCAAGATCTCCTCCTCCGCCAGAAACTCCATCTCCAGGAATTGTGGCGGTAAGGTCAAACCTTAACTCTGCAACAATAGGCTTATACTTAGAAATACCCCAGTTAGCGGTTATATCTTGACTAGCAATAATAAAAACTGTTCCATCGTCATATGACTCAACAACTAATTCATCTATAAAATCTCCTGCTGGATCATAGGCTGAAGCAGAAAATGTCCATCCACCTGTATCGTATGCTGTAACTTCATCATCTTCAAGAAAATCTACTCTAAGCGTTGCTGTGTCTCCACGGACTACAGTCCACTGGATGTTGGCTGGTGTTGCACCAAGTTTTTCAATTGAAGGAGAGCACATAATATTAGATTATACCATAATTCATAACTGGACACCCTAAGCGCAGTGGGGTGGGGGTAGAACTTAGGGTGCCAGCCTTCACATTATAACATTAATTTATACCAGTACACATAGAAATATAACAAAACGTTATATATATGGTAACAAAAAGTTATATTCTAAATTGTTATCAAAGAGTTATAATCAGCCAGGGTATTAAAGGTTAAAACAAAGAACTTTTGGTGTATACTTAAATATATATAAGAAAGAATATACTATAGTTAAGTTTTTAAAAGATATCTTATATATTATATATAGTAGTTATTTAGAATTCTTAGAAACATACTCTAAAAGAATATCGTACATATGATCAAGTTTATCACTAGTTGCCTTACGCTTTTCTCTAGCATTTTCTTGTTCAAGTTTAATGAACTTAATCTCATCACGCATGGAGGTTCCGCCGTTGGTTTTAGTTTCGGCACGGATATCTTCTATTGCTTCGGCAATTGGCTTGATTTGAACTTTTATATACCAGCGAATCGCACCAACTATAATTGCGCCAATTGAAAGCAAAGCGAGAATAAATTGAGCCCAGTCAGTTGCTGTCATAATAACACTATTATACATTATTTTTATTTCAAATTCGGCGGGAATCGAATTAAGCCGAAAATAGAGTATACAAACCTCCCCCTGACAACATATGGCATATAATGCCTAACAATGTCAACACTGGAATTATATATCCACATAGGCTATAATAGATATATGTCAGAAAAAGATGTTCGTCCATGGAACCTATTTGATGGATCTCCTAGATCGCCAGAAGAAGTTGCAGCACATAGATTAGAAATATGTAAAGGCTGTGATTTCTTTAGACCAAAGACCCAAACATGCAAGAAGTGTGGTTGCTTTATGGCTGCTAAGTCTATGCTTGCTAATGCTAAATGCCCAGTGGGTAAGTGGTAGGTTTTATATACCGTTGAATTTTTATATATAACAAAAAGTTATAGTATAAAACCTTTATTCTGGTTTGTGATCTGATTCAGATTTGCAAGAACATCCATTGCAACAGGTTTCTGAAAAAACCTTTATAGCCAGAGAAGATGATTCTGTCTCAAATAATGGATATGTATTGTTATCTACGTTATCTAGTATGGCCATAGGAATATTCTATCATATACCGTGCAAAATCTGAAAAATTTTATAAATGGGGTTTGGCCAAAATCTGAATATTTTTTATAAGTGTATGATACATACTTTTGTGTAGAATAAATAATTTAATTAGTGAGCACACTAGTGTGGTGGGTGCAAAGATCTTAGCACTAGTGCCGTCAATAATTCTAACACTAGTGCCACCGATTTATTCTAACATTTGCAAGGGTCTATGCGTGTCTCTTTTTCAGAGAAAATGATGATACCCGTATCACCGCAAAACTCGCAGGTGTGTGCGTACATAGCGTTCATTAGTTAGTTTCCTTTTCTTTTAGTATTCCTAGAATCAAATCTAATTGACTTACTGAAAGCAACGCTTGAGCGCAACCCCATACATAGGCAAGGTCTTGCTCACCATAGTGTTTTTTAGCAAGAGTGTTAATCTCTTGTGTAATCTCAAAATTGGTTTTCATTTATTCACCCCCAAACAATTCCTGCGATAGTGCAAGCAATAACTGTTGCAATAGCGCAAATCATACCTGCTTCTGGATAGTCCTCAATCCAATCAATAAACATTGTAAATGGGTTCATTAGTTTTCCTCTTTTTCTAATAGGTGGGCATTGTTTAGTGGGCGAGAGTGACTAGCAAACATAGCCTCAATCTTAGCCTTATTCTTTTCACGCTCAATAGCGTAACGAGCCTGTTGTTCTGCTCTTAGTCTTTCTAGTGTATTCATTGGGAACACCTTTCTTTGTTAATCTTTATACATAGTATTTTAGCACCTACCACTGACAAATTAGCCTGTTTTTCGGGCGTGTCTGCAAAGTATTTTTGTGATGTCCGTCACATAGGTTATACACAGGGGGCTGTGGATAACTTTTTTTCGACCCGATTTTGTCAAGGCGACACGCCGTAGAAAATGGTCATTTTTATCTTTGACCATTCAAATGTGACCTATGTCTCATGTGATACGCCTCACAATGTCCGTTTTGATACCATTTTGGACTTGCGATTTGTCAGACCCCCATGCTACAATTACAGTATAAAGAAACACAAGCGGTAAAGAAATCCGCTAAAGAAAGGTAGGTCAAAATGACTACACTAAACACACTATGCAAGTGGCATGAGCCTCTTGTTTCTGCTATCTCAGAAATTGGAGATGAGCAATTCACACTATGCATGATTTGCGATAGCAACATTGAGCGTTACTACTATGATAGTGACCCTGAGCAATTTCCTGCATGGACAGATTGGTATGTATCTAAATGAATAAAACTTTTGACACTATGCAATTTATAGATGAGCAAGGCTTATGCGCTATGGATAACATCTGCGCTTTCTGCATAACACTATTTGACGGGTGGAATAGATTTTGCCCTAGATGTAAAGACTACAAGGGCGTAATGGCTCTCCCTGATTTTATTAACACTTATGGAAAGGAAGGACTTACAAGATGAGTACCTTTGTTAATCTCCCCTCAGTATGTGGGGCGACATCTGCCAGCGTAGATGTCTATGACCTAGACCTTAACCCTCATGGGGTTATCTGTTGTGACAATTGCAAATCAATTGTGTTATGCCGTAAGGCTTGGGACTTTTTATACAAGGAGGTAAAGTAATGACACTATTTAACTTTGACCTAATGGTTACTATTGAGGCTGAGGACTTTGAGTCTGCACTATCATGGCTAAAGGCTATGCCACTAGAAAGACATGACTTTCAGGTTATTGACTATAACGAATTGGAGATTGCATAATGAAAACACTTCAAGAAAAATTAGATTTGGTATCTAAAGAATTAGAACCAATACTTTGGGATTTACTAAATGAAATTGAGGAGAAATAAATTGTTGGTTATTCTAATCGCAATGACTTGCTTTGCTCTTGTAGTTTGGATTCATAACGGAGCATAATAAATAAAAAGTTTTTCAGGATTGATCCCCTGAAAAATTTTCGACAAAAGTTATCCACAGGCTTATCCACAGGGTAGATGTGGTGTAACTCACATGCGACACGCCGTGTCAGGATTTGACTTTTTGACATTTCCTTGCTATACTTCTAGTATAACAATTAAATAAGGACAGACAAGGCAATGAGCCTAGCAAATAAATGTGACCAGTATCACAGTGAGCCTAGCGAATAAGTGCCCCAATTTGTCAGCCCCCCGTGATAGGATAGTCTTATCAACTTAAAGAAAGGAAGTCACTCAATGACTTACACTATAACACTAGAAACCTTTTCAGGTTCTACCAAAAAAATCAACTTCTCATCACGAGGTCAGGTTGCTCAATTCGTATCACAATACCCTAACACTTTGCCTGTTGGCGTATCTGTTAAAGTCGCTTGCGACTCTCTTGGAATTAGTGGCACACTTCGTGGCACTCGTACACTTACTAACTCAAACTAAAAGAATAGGAAAACTAAACATGGTAAAAATTGAACACAATCTAAAGTTCGTCACAGAGGTAGACGAGACTCATCCAGTAGGAATGCAACTTCTTGCACTAGAAAAAGAAATGCAAATCGCAATGCTTGAGTCAATGCTCAAGGACCTAATCGGTTCTAAACTTCAACCAATCTTGGACCACATAAATGAAGGTGGCTCTTATGCAATTCTAAAGGTGGCAGACTAATGAATGGCGTAAAACTTTCAGTGCGTAATGTAAATGGTGAGGTCTCATACCCTGCGTATGAAGCCCACTCATTTGAAAAAGTTATTGAAATTGTAAACAATACATGGCGTTTAGATAATGTCGCAGATGTAGAGAAAGTGGAGACTTACTAAATGATGACTCGTAAAGACTATGTAGAAACTGCAAAAATTCTAAACAAATTCGTTGATGACATTGACTCAAATGATTTTGACCAATTAGTTTTTGAATTTAGCGAATGGTTTGCTTCTGACAATCCTAGATTTGATGAAAATAAATTCTATGATGCTTGTGTTGATGGTGTTGAGGTGAAATCATGATTTTAGACACTGGAACACTTATCGCAATTGTAATTGCACTTGCTGGATCTGTTGGAATGATGATTGCATTTTGGAAACAAAACGCTGAGCAACATAAAGAAATTCGCAGATTGCAAATTGCTTTGCGAACTGAGCGACTTAAAAAGTAAAACAAAATCCTGAGCATGATTTCAAACTGCTCAAAATTTTTCGACCCGCCGTTATCCACAGGTCAGACCAAGTTATCCACAGGTCAAACTTTTTGTGAGGTTTATCACATAGGTTGAGCGTCTCACTATTTAAGATTACTCATAAGTAACTTGAGATTTTTTGTCTAATAGGCTAGACTTACATAGTAAGAAAAAATAAATAACAAAGATTTGTCAGACCCTAATGGTAGGATAGATTTAATAACAAAAAGAAAGAGGTTGGCAAATGTCAGCAAATGTCTATACAATAGAAAACCTACTTGTAGGAAAAACTTATAAGTCCCGCACACTTACGGGAGAAATCATTGATGCAGAAAAATCTGATGTATGGTATGCAGGTTGCGAGTCTTATCGTGTTCAGGTTCGCCCTCACTACTCAGCACCACTTAACTTAAAAGATACATACCGCATACTTGCAGTAAAGATTGGAGACTAATAAATGAATAATTGGGATTGCTATGATTGCTATGATGAGGGTGTCCTCTTTTTTGGTAATGGTCATGAAGAATTTGACTCAGAATTTTGTGAGTGCGTTAAGGGCATGACACTTGAGAATGAGTATTGCGAATGGTACGCTAGTAATGAATTAAACGAATACACATTGGAGAATGCATAATGAACGAATACCTATACTCAATAACAGTAACCTATGACTCAGGCACTAAGCCTAATTGGGTTGGTCGTTACTCAGACGCTTTAACTGCCGTGGAAGCATACCAACGATTTGTTGATGTCGGATTTGCTAACGAATACACAACAATTAATTTATCAGAGCCGTCAGGCAAAATGCATACAAAAATAATTGACCGCATGGGAAAGGTAACAACACGATAATGGGAAGCATGACAGGAATTGAATTAGCAACAAACTTAGACCTATCACTTGAACAGGCTATTGGTTATCACTTACAAGGTAATCACTATCCACCCGTTCCACTAAGCATGGTTAAGCCTTGCATTGAAGCGCTAGATGCGGCTCGTGAATTAGATGCTATGCGTCAGATTGAAATGCCTGAAGGCGTATTCTATAAAGGCAAGACCACTGCACCCGCTTGGGCTATCATTGAACAACACCACTTGGACTTTTGGTTGCCACAAGATGAAGAGGACTACTACAATGAAGATGCAGGCTATGAATTAGGATTGGGGCTTGAATAATGTTGGAATTCTTATTTGTTGCAGGTTGTTTTTTATTCCTACTAATGATTGCGGGGGCTCGTTAAAATGACTGTTACAATGAATTCTATGGAATTACTACACGCTGATAACTTAACACCAGACCAGGTTATGCTTGGTGATTTAATCAAGATCGGTGAGGACATTGTTGAAGTTATTTTTATTGAAAGTGATTCAACAGGAGATAACTATGACATCCAAACCGAAAACGAATTTGGTGAAAAGGAAGTTACTCAGTATGCTTACACTGATTTAATTCCGTTGTATGTTTTTACTGAGGATGCTGATTAACTAAAAAAGATTTTGTGTGCTTCCCCGCACAAAATTTTCGAACGCAGTCGGGCGTGTCGTGTTTACGTAAGATTTGACATTTTTGCAGGGTTCTGCTAAGATTAAGTATGAAGAAAACCAAAGAGGAATTACGTAGGCTTATGGAATTACGTAGGTCTAACGCTGCCTCTGCCGTACCCAATAAGAAAAAATACGATAGAAAAAAATGTCAGTCCCTTATGTTAGAATTAAAGAAAGAAAGAGAGTAGCCACCATGACTAAACTACTAAGAAGCAAAGATAGGAAAGTAGCAAATGCAGTTACACCAAATGGAAAACAAGCAAGTATCGCTAACACTTTCGGATTACCCGCAGGAAAGGCTTATTCATGTCCTGGAGCGACTAGCGTATGCGAGAGTGTTTGTTATGCTGGGAAACTTGAAAAAGTATTCCCAACAGTAAAGAAAAACTTATTGCACAATTGGGAATTAGTTAAGGACGCTGATCACGATACCATTGAAGCATTGCTTGAAGATATGATAAAAGATTTCAAGGCAGATTGTGTAAAGCGTGAAGCGCCTATGCTATTTCGTATTCACTGGGACGGCGATTTCTTTAACGATACTTATACATTCGCATGGAAGCATGTCATCCTTAATAATCCTGATATTCAATTCTGGGTTTATACCCGTGTAAAATCTGCCGCCCTAATGTTGAAGGGTATTGATAATCTATCTTTATACTATTCAACAGATAGCGAGAATAAAGATACAGGTGTTGAACTTAAAAAAGATCATGGAATTAAATTAGCATACCTTGCTAAAAACTTTCTAATAGGACAAGCAGACATGAAAGAAATGATAGGCAAGGTAGGGGCTAAGTGTCCTGAGAATAAAAAGGCTATTCCACTTATCTCAACAAATGGTTCGGCTTGCGTTTCTTGCTCATTGTGTGTATACTCTAAGAGCGACATAGTATTCTCAGCAACAAAGAAATGAGGAAAAATGGAAATGGTAATAGCAACAGTAATAGGGTTACTAATCATGCTAATCGTGGCAGGTGGACAATAACCCTCAATCTGTCTAATGTGACTCAACTCACACCCCCTGAGCGTCTCAAATAGTGAGAAATCTCAGAAAAATGTTGATAATGTCAGTAGGAAATGTTACACTTAATACATAAGCAAAACACACTAAACAAAAGGAGAAACACAATGTCAGTAGCAACAGCAACCTACAAGGTAGGCGATACATACACAACACAGAAGTCAAAGGTCACAGGAACAATCGTAGAGATTAACCCACAACCAAATGGTAATGTTCGTGTAAAGTTAGATGTCAATGGCTCACACCGATACACAACTTGGACGGCTAAGTAATCTAATTACTTTATTCCTGAGCATGAATACAAACTGCTCAACCAAACCCCCTAACAATTAAACCACCAAAGAAAAGAGAAAACAGATGGCAAGAGGAAAAGCAATCTCAGTTAAAATCGCAACAGTAAAAGTAATCAAGGCACTAGAGACACGCCTTGCTGAATTAGAAACTAACTACGCTAATCAAGAAACAAATGAAGCAAAATACAAGAAGGCTATGGAAAAGTGGCAGAAGGAAATTACTGCTTATGCCGTTTCTAACATCAAGAAGGCAGAAAACTTCCGTACCAACTATCGTTCATGGAACAACACCCTGAACATTGACTTTGACCTAACAGTTACACAGGCAGAACTGCCAAAAGAGCCTGAGCGTGACTTTGAGCAGATGGGTCGTCATAACTACTTAGAGCAGAAGCAAGAAATTGAGAACGCTATTCGTATTCTCAAGATGACAGATGAGGAAGTAGTTAATACTTCTACATACAATGCGGTTGCTCGTTATCTCTAATTAGATAATAAACCACCTGAGTATGTGGCTAAACTGCTCACCTTCTACCCCTGCGTTTCACGCTATGGTTAGCAAGATCCCCTGGGGTAGTAGGACTAAATTTGTCAGCGGTATCTAGTACAATTAAATTAAACAACTAACAGAAAGAGGGCCCCCATGGACCAACCAGTAATAGACAATCACTACATGACACGAGAGTTTCTTGAGTCACAACTAGTACAAAACAAAACACGCATTGAGCAATTAGAAAAGCACATTCAAGAAGTAACTCAGCGCTCATACGGCGAGGCTGCAGAGCGCTCCCGTATGCGTAATGAAATGCAAGAGTGGACCTTGGAAACAATGGAAAACGGTACCATTGATGAAAGCACTGCACAAGAAATTGCAGACATCTGTGGTTTTGAATTATCAAAAGAATTTGAACTAGAGGTAACCGTTCAATATTCAATTACAGTTAATGCTCGTGATGAGGAATCTGCACAGAATGCAATTCATGACATTGATTTTGATTCAGTCTCATATGGTGAAGAGGTAACTTATTTGTCATCCAGTGTTGACAGAATAGATATTTAGTAGGGGGCTACTAATAAACCTGAGCATGTTTAAAAACTGCTCCCTGCAATTCCCTTGAAAAATTTTTCGACACGGCTGACCAGTCAATGTCAAGTTACGAGCATGTGTTTAAGATCACAAGAAAAATGTCCGAATTGCCCTATGTTTAACTATACCGATTTGCATTTGTCAGACCGTCCGTGTATACTTAAATTAACAACAACAAAAAGGAGAAAACTCATGGCACATGAACTAGAATCACAAAATGGCGTTGCATCATTTGCATCATTTCGTGAACCTGCTTGGCATGGATTGGGTACCGTATTTACAGAAGAAAAAACAACAAGCGAAATGCTTGCTGCTGCCAATCTAAATAATTGGAATGTTCGTCTGGAAGATTTGGAAACCCCATCACATTTAACAAGCGATAAAAACTATCAGTATGTATTGCGTACCAATCCTACTGACAACTCTCAGACAGACATTCTTGGTGTCGTTGGTGAGCGTTACCATGTTATGCAGAATGAAGATTTATTCTCATTCGGTGATAACATTCTAGACGGCGGAGGTCGTTGGGAAACTGCTGGCTCAATCAAGGGTGGTCGTGTCGTATTCGGTGCGTTAGCACTAGAGCGTGAAACAATCCTAGACCCTAACGGTGTTGCAGATAAGGTAAAGACTTATTTACTTATCAACACATCACATGACGGCTCAATCGCTATTCAAGCAAGCATCACACCTGTTCGTGTTGTGTGCGCTAACACTCTTAACCTTGCACTAAACACTACTAAGAAAAAGAATGGTGTCAAGCAATCTTTCAAGATTCGCCACACTCAGACCGCTTCTGGTAAGGTTGCCGTTGCTCGTGAGACTCTTGGTCTTGCTCATAAGTACATGGATTCTTTTGACCTTATGGCAAAAGCAATGATTGAAACAGAAGTTAATGCTAAGCAATTTAACGACATCATTCTTGCTGCATACCCTAAGCCAGAAAAAGATTCTAAGGGTGCTTTCAAGAAATGGGAAAACAAGGTTGATGTTATCAATGACATCTACACAGGCGAGTTTAACGGCATGATTGCTGGTAATGCTTGGGGTGCTTTCAATGCACTAACTGAACGCCTTGATTGGTACCGTTCTGCTCGTGGTGGTTCTAACGAATCTATCCTTGCATCTGCAAGTGGTTTTGACCCTGCTATCAACGCAGAAAAAAATCGTTTGCTAAAAATTGTGCAAAGCACTTTGCAGATTGCATAACTAAAAAAATTCCTGAGTAAGAATTAAAACTGCTCACACGGTCCGTTAGAATAGTTGGTTAGTTCGCCACCCTGTCACGGTGGAGGTCACGGGTTCAAGTCCCGTACGGATCGCAAGAAATTTTTCGACAATGTGATATTAAACACACTTTACGATTACGTAAGGATTTGTATTTTTCCACGATTTCGGCTATAATTGATATATGACTACCACACACAAACCTTATACAGTAGACGAACTAATGCAAAAAATATATGATGAGAACTTTTCTCATTTTGATTTCATGGATAACATGAATGGTGGAGAATGTGATTGTAAATTACATATGGCTATGGATTTAATGTATGAATATGGGGGTGGACTATGTTAGGCTATGAGAGAGATGATTTAGATAACATGGTTCTTGCTATTGATTCTGCTTTAACTACCGTGAATCCTGACGATGACCCTTGGCTACATAGAAACCTTACACAAGCCTCAGACTTCTTGTCAGGGCTATGGGCAGAAGGGTACTTTGACTAATGAGTACTATTGGTGTTTACTTAGATGATTGTGTTGTTTGTGTACCCTGCTGGGACGGGGGAGAAGGGGATAAGGTTGATAAGGTTGCCTTACCTGACGGGTTTACCTGTGCTGAGTGCTTGGAGTTAATAAATGTGGACTAAGTATGATTATCTATGTACTGATTGTGATGCTCTTATAGAGATTACTGCTTGTGCTGATAAGGTTTTAGATCCCGCCTGCATTTGCGGGGGATTAGGTATAGTTATCTTATTATCACAGGGACCAGGAGCAGGACCAGTCATGGAGCCTGTGACGAAGGTCACACCTGCTGGGCTTGTAAAAATCAACTCAAACCCCTATAATTAGTATTATGACCAATGTAATTTACACCCGATTTGCCACCTTTACTGAATACGACTGCACAGTATGTAAAAATAAACTTAATGTTGATGAGGCTGATGAGTTTATGCTATGCCATGTCTGCTACTGCGAAATCTTTGACCCTGCCCTGCGAGAAACCTCTTTACGAAAGGATAGATAATGACCCAGTTTATTGAGTATATGAAGATTCATAGGATATCTTTAATTCAGGATAGAGATAAACTTGAAGATTTGCCAAGCAATGATGCTTCATATAATTATATAACTGGAGCCATTGTCTGTATAGACCACCTTTTGTCAGTGGCAGAGGGTATGATAGAGTAATGAATAACTTACAACTAGACCCAAGACTACAGAAACTAATTAATATGGGAGTATCAGGAACTGATATCCTACACGGTGAACTTAAGAGCCTAATGCTAGAGGCTGAGACTGAATACTTAGAAGCCAAACAGATTGAAGAAGATGACGACTACTCTGACGCTATGCAATCTATGGAACGCAAATATTGGGAGGGTATGCTAGACGCTTACTCAACTGTATATCAACTAACTTACGAACTAGCATTTGCTATAGCAGATAGGACCAAGGCCAATGGATAAACTTATTGAAATGACCTTTGAAGAAGCAGATGAGCAGTTTAAGTTTATACTTAACTCATATGACATAGATGCCTCCTTTGATGGTTTGATGTATGAGACCTATGGTGATGAGGTAGAGTTCATTAAGTCCCAGCCACAAAATCGCATCTGGATGTATGGCGACGGAGACGACGGCGGTACATATATATGGAGCGGCTGGGGATTTGTTAATCGCATTGGCTATTTCCTTAGTGAGAAGCCCGTGCCTGATAATACTATTATTCAAATCATGGTAGGAGAGCCAGACTTGACATGTGATTTCTGCGGTGATACAATTGAAGAAGATGAAACCCACGACTGCGAAGGAATAGACCTATGAACGAATATAAAGTAGAAATCATCTTTGAACCCACAGGTGATTACATGACATTTAGATACGAGGCTGAATCAGATAATGAAGCAGACCTTGTCAATGAAATATTAAACCAACTATCAATTGTATCTTGGAAGGAAGAAGAGTAATGGGAGCCCGTATTAATTTTGTATTTAAAGACGTTGAGGATGAGGCTCACGTAGTACTCTATAGCCACTGGGGTGAGACCGAATGGCAGCGGGACCTAGCAATGGCCCTGCAGCATTCAAAGCCTAGGTGGAAAGACTATGCTTACTTTACCCGTATGATGATTAGTTATCTTATTCAAGACTCCGTGCTAGAAGAGACAGGGTTTGGTATTTATGCTATCAAGGGTACCAACTTTGAACTAGGCGAGACCACCGTCGTTATTGATATTGCTAAAGAAACTATCTATGAAGCAGGCAAGGACCTACAGGTTGACTGGCAGTTATTTATTAATGCCTATCTGCCAGCATTAGTTTAGTTTACAATGAGCAGGCATAGATCTAGGGTCAGACTATGCCAAAGGGTGGAGGGCATCTGTGGTGGGTTGCCCTCCCCCTATACTTTTGGTATAATGGATAGAAGGGGGACGCTTTGAGAATTAGCAGAGGTATCACGCCAGAAGAGCGTGTTGCTATGAGGATTAAACCTATTATTGAGGACTTAAATCTAGACCTTGAACAGACAGGCATAATGCTTGCAAGGGTATTGCCACACTTGACATACACTCGTTTAATTGCTATAATTGAAAGTGCCGAGTATGAAAAAGAAGGTATTCTAGACCCTAAACTACAAATGGAACGGTGGAGACATGGACTATAACAAGATAGCAGACATTCTAACGCAGATTAACTTAGATGCTTTAGACCTAGAAGCAGTTGAGTACTTACCCTCAGACTTTTGGATTGACCTTGAAGATGGTTTAACATTTGCTGTTTTTGTTAATGGTGGTTGGGCAGAGCCTACAGAAATGGGTAAGTCACAGTTAGAGTTTGCATGGCGTACACTATGCGACATGCGTGACCTTGACCCAGAGGTTATGTATGACACTCCTCTAGATTTTTTTAAGGCACAGGAAGTTAAGTGACAGACTTTGTAACACAGTGCGTAATCCTGGGGCAGTTGTATGAAGGCTACAAAGAAGAAAAAGACTTCAGAGCCTTTATAGAATACAACGATCTAGGATTGCCATTGGCATATCTAACATCACAGGGTTTGGTTGTTGAGGTTTCAGATGATGGTCGCAGATACATTGCTGACACATTTGAAATGTTTCTTGAATCTATTAAACTAACTGAAGACGATATCATTGAAGGCATGACCCTGGATGAAGTTTTGGAAATTGCTGCTGCTGAAGACTGAGATTTTCGAAAAACCTTTTACACACCAAACCTTATTACGAACCCTCTAAAAAAATTCGCAGGGTTTCGACAAACCTTTATCCCAATAAAAAAGATTACGAACGACATATAAATTTCCCAGGATTCTAGCATATCAAACCTTGTTTGTCAAACCTTATATCATATAAACTCATATCTGTCAAACCTCTATATCCAAAAACCAGAATGTATGGTTTGTTATTCCTATAGGGGTATTACGAACTCTCTTTATTTATCCCCCGCCCTGCAATGATTCATAATACTATCAAACATTCTGCAGCGGGGGATCAAAAGATATACCAAACCCTATAGTATAAAAGACATTACGAAGGACATATATTTTTCCCTGGATTTTAGATATTTTATCAAACCTTTATATATTTTTATAGAGGTTTTTCTACATTTTTCTCACATTTTGAGAGGTTTTTTATAGGGGTTTGTTATCAAATTGTTATCAAATATACTTGACAAATGTGAGGTTTGGGAGTATAATCCGCTATAAAGGTTTGAAGGTTTGACAATGTGGAGGTTTTGTGGTAGGAGGTTTGGCGCTGTGCGACATTACGAACGCCATCTATAAAAGTGCTCCATAAACCACTATCCTCCACTTTCCTCCACTTTGGGATAAATCTAAAAAATATCAGTAACATTTAATTGTGGATAACTTGTGGATAAACCTGTGGATAACTAACATTTTCACGGTATTGACATGTGGATAACTATGTGATATCCTATATGTATGACATGTACAAAATATGGTTGTAACTATGAACTAGACCTTGATGGTCAGGTAACATGTACTGTCTGTGGGGCTATGGATGATGATATCCAACCAGTAAACCTTGAGGAAGACTTTAAATGAAACCTTTTTTAATCATCATGTTAGGTCTGTTTATATTCTTAAACTACATGGCTTATCTACAACAAATCCGTATGGGTGGATAAACCAGGGTATATAAGTATTACGAACACTCCTTTATTGCCTTATTGACCATACGGATCAACATCCTCCTGGTTACTTTATTTGCATCAAATGTCTCCGTATATCCCCCATGAGGCATTTGTTCTTTAGTTAGATAGTGTCCGTATCTATCCCTTAGTGTTCTTAGTACTATAGTTTCTACTTCTTTTGCCCTATACCGTTCAAAAAAATGCCAATACTTAATTAAGATCCAACCCTTGGTCCTGTGGCTTGCAAACCTTTTACCTGAGATATCTGATATGCCTATCTTAATAGCCTTATGCTCTGGGCTGTATAGTAGGTATAATATTGCTTGCTCCATGCCCTTATTATAGGCTATACTAAGGCTATGCTATCCAAAAAGGAAAAACAGGATTTGCAACAAAAATATTTTAATAAAGTAAGATTAAATAATAAAGAACTCTGGAGCCTATGCTATATATGTTCCAAACCTAGATATTCCTTTAGCCCTGTAGAGAATATACCTATGCCTGTGTGTAAAGAGCATTCTTGACATACCCTGCCAAAATTGCTACACTTGGTATATGGATACAAGGGTTTGCAGAAAATGTCAAAAGACCTGCCTTGCCACAGATTTTTATAAGGGTAAGTCACAATGTAAGTCATGTGATAAAGAGTATGCTAAGGCGTGGGCAAAGGCTAATCCAGAGAAGTATAAAAAGCAATGGCAAAAGAAAAATAAAGAGCGTTGGGTGCAACAAAAGCAAGACCAAGCCTATATGACTAAGAAGGCTATTTATCGTCAAGAAAATAGTGCAAAGCGTGTAGCAACTGCTAAGGCTTGGAATCAGGCAAACCGTGAAAGATTTACCCTTCATGTAGCCAACTCTCATATTAAACGTAAGATAGCAAAAGAAGCCAAGAGTTATAAGATATTAGATAAAGAGTACAAACGTCTCTATGACTCTCACTGTGCCTTTTGCGGGGCTACAGAAAAGATTACGATGGATCATATTATTCCCATATCCAGGTCGGGAAACCATTCAATTGGAAACCTACAACCCCTTTGTAGGAAATGTAACTCCAGTAAGAAATCTAGATTAGTCTCAGAGTATAAATACTATTTGAGCAAGTTGAAGTCTGTTAACCAAGAGTGAGTCGTTAGACTCATTGGAAGGTTTGTTACTCTATTTTTGCGCCGAACTTGACATACTTTTCGCCGAACTGTATAATTGATATATGAAACCAACAGCACACATTTACGACGTAGACGGTACCCTTGCCAATGTAGATCCCTATTTGTACCTTGTTCGTGGCTCTGATAGGGATTACGATGCCTTTCATAAGGCTTCTATTGATGCCCTGCCAAATATAAATGTACTAGAAATGCTTAATAATTCTGTCAGTGACGGACACTCTATTCTAGTTGTTACATCCCGCAAAGAAAAGTACCGTGGGCTTACATCCATGTGGCTTGCAAAGAACAACATTAGATCACATGGCTTGTTTATGAGAGCAGATGATGACAACAGACCAGACTATGAGGCAAAGAAAGATATGCTTGATAAGATTAGTCAACTATGGGATGTTACACATGCAGTAGATGACAACCCAAATGTGATAAGATTGTGGGAAGACAATGAGATTCCTACAACAAAGATAGGAACTTGGGACGGAGTAAAATGAGTTTAGATGATATGTTATTAAGAGAAGAAATTGCTAGGGCTATTGAGGCCATACCGCTTGGTGAAGATAATGCCCAACTAAATGGATTAGGTATGCGTATGCTTGCTGCAAAGGTAGCAAGAGGAGACAATAGTATATTTGAAAGTCAGATTGACTTTGAATAAGAACGAGTGTATAAAGTGTGAAATGTCACACAAAGATCTTTTGTTTTGGGAAACACATCAAACAATGACAGACGGTAGAATATGGTGTGCCTATGGTAAAAAAGTGTAGCCATAGTTGGTATATGAAACAAAACGGGATACAATGTAGTAAGTGTTTTGTAATTTGGGATAGGAGTATGGATGAAAGAGCCTAAGATAACTCAAATGGACTGGCGTAGTCTTGGCTATTGGCCTGTATGGAAAAATGGAAAGAAAGTTTGGGGAAAAGATGATAAAGCATCAAAAGACTAAGATCCTTCCATTAAGATGGATAGGAAATTTCTGTGGGGAATATGCTGGTAATCACCTTGTTAAGGCTATTGACTTAGATGAGGAATTAGATAGTAACTTAGGGTTTCGTTATAAATACCACGCAAAAATGTGGGTACTGCTTAACAAACCTTACGAATGGTGGGGCACATACTATCAAGTAGATATTGATAAATGGAAGAACGAGATAGATCAAATGAGAATAGATATGTCAGATGAAGGCTGGGATGACTATGATGCTTTTGGTAAAGCCTATTGGGATAAAACAAATGACTGATATTGTATTTTTAATACCAGGGAACAGTTTTAGTCCAGAGTTTTTAAGTTCTTGGACTGCAACAATCAATATGCTTAATAAAAATAATATTAAATCTGTAGCAAGGTTTGGATATAGTCCTATCATTACAGAGATTAGAAATGATTTACTAGGGTATAGCCCTCTTGGGCTCCCAGACTACGATGAAGAAATTCGTGATATTTTTGCTGGTAAGTTTGAATGTAGCAAAATTGTCTTTATAGATAGCGATATTATCTGGACACCAAATGATATGAAAATTCTTTTAGAATCAGATAAGGATGTTATATGCGGTATCTATCCACTTAGTGATAGGACTCATGTATCTATTACTCAAGATGGTATTACTTTTCTTACCAAGGAAGATTTAGAAAATAAAAATACAATCTTTGAAATACACTCAGGTGGTTTAGGATTTTTATCAGTTTCATTTAATGCATTGAATAAACTTAAATTTCCATGGTTTGAAATAGAACAATTTGAATCGTTGCAATATGGTAAAGGTTTGATAGGTGAAGATATTTTGTTCTTTAATAAACTAAAAGACTTAGGTTATACTATATATGCAGACTCTAGAATAAAACTAGGTCACTTAAAATCTAGTGTTCTCACAATATGAGCAGAAAATTTATATGCTTAAATTGTAAAAAACAATGGGAAGTGAGTTGGGGCATCATGGCAAATAAAAGTTTATTTAGACACAGAAAGGAACATCAATGAGAGAAGCAAAAAACTTTGAGGAATTAGAAGAACCAATAAAACTTACAGTTAGAACTAGATCGCCAGAAAAATATCTTCTCATAGATAAAGAAACTGGAAACGTTTTTGTAGGAAATCAAATGGGACATTGGGATAGACTTGATCCAGTCACTAGAGATTCCTGATCCATTTCAAACCTTTTTAGCCAAGAAATATGCTAATGCCAAAGGTTATGTACATGATTTCTTTACTGGAGAATGGTCTTATAAGTGTTTAACTTGTAAGGAAGATCTTTTTGCTCCATCCCGCAAAATTATGACAAAGATTAGACTCTATCATACAAGAAATGAGTGCTTAAATGGATACTGAAGAAGAGTTTGACCTAGAGTTTACTGTTGAAGAAATGGTTAATCTTTATGGTATTAATAGTCTTGAAGATTTAGATAGGATTGACTAATGGATACTGAGGAAGAATTTAACGTTGAAGACATTACGAACGCAATTGTAAATCAGGCTAAGGCTGAGGTTAAGTCTAAGTTGGGTAATAAGAAACGACATAGACAATGATAGATAATATATTATTACTTTTATGGGGAAGTTTATTTGGATATCTACTTGCTACATTTCAAATAGCGAAGGTATTAGTTAGAAAAGGGTATCGTAGGTTTGATGAAATACCAGATAAAAATTAATCTAAAACAAAAAGGCTATACCTTATATAGGTATAGCACTTTAAGTTATTATTGGTTGTTGCAAATCGTCTTATTAGAGAAGTGGAAGTCTTTCTTCGCTTGAATTATCAATTCCATACGGTGCTTGTGGTACCTGTAATCCTTGATTAATTATTCTTTCTGCCCACAATTTTCCTTCATCTGCATCTAGCCAAGGATCACCAGATGGCCAAGCAGGAAAGGTCATAGATGGCACATCTGAGTCTGGAGCAAATGCAAGAATTGTATTATCCTCTAATGCTTCAATTCTATATGTTATTCTTTCTTCTGACATTTTTTACCCTTCCACGTTTACAAATACATTGTTATTGTCTTGCATAGCCTGTATTGAGGTTGTAGCCCAAGTCTCTGCTTCTGCCTCAGTATTAAAAAATCTTCCATGCTTTTCTTCTCCGTGAGAGTGAGAGTATTTAATTTCTACTGAATATCTTTCATCTTTATTTTCTATATTATATGTGTATGTCATTGTTTTCTCCCTATCTTACATACCGAATGTAAATTGCTCCTGGATTTGAAGATGCAAAACCTGCCAGATTGGCATCTTCTCCAGGAAATGATTCTCCACCGTTTTGACCTACTGATAATGCTACAGTAGTGCCAGGGATAACAGGAATTGTAAAGTGCTGAATGTCTCCATCATTTCCATTTTCACCATTAGCATATGCAGTTACTTTTGATTCAAATAATCTATTAGTTCCGTTAATAGCAACAGTAACATTAGTACTGGCATAAGCGGATGCCTTCATTCCTATGCTTCCTCTTCCTGGTCTTTTATTTCCAACAAGTCCAAAACTAGTTGAACTACTTGAGCCGCTGCTGCTGCCGTAGCCGTCTATCGTATATATTCCATTTGTTGGTAATGTTTCAGAAGCAGTAGCCGTACGTCCTTTTGTTCCACCGAGTGCAGTATATGTTACTCCATTATAAATAATTGTAGTATTTGCCCCCGCACTATTTCCATAACTGTTGTTGGTATTTGAACTTCCATTTTGCGTCGCTGCTGATGCTGATGTGTCTCCAGGGGGTCCTCCGCCACCGATTAATGTAGCATCTATGCTATAAACTCCTGCTGGTACTGTCCAAGTAGTTGCTACTGTTTCATTTTTGGCAAGTGGGTTTCCCTCAAATTTTTCTAAAACTATTTTTTTGGTTTTTATCAATTGGTAAAGTGATCCTGGAGTGTCTTTATCTAAATCCCTTAAATTAACAGAAGGAACAGTCACTGCTGCTTGTGTTCCACTATAACCAATATAAATAGTAAGAGAGGCATTTGATGCTGTTGAAAAAGTATCATCACTTGGATCACCGCTTATAGCAAAAGAGTTTCCATCATAAACACCAGTTGTTGTTACACCTTGGTTATAAAAACCGCAAACTCCGCCAGTACAAGGAAGAAGAAGAAGACTTAAAGTAGAACCAATTGGTACAGAATAAAGAAAATCAGGGTTTGAAAGGTATTGGCTGGGTATAAAATATCTTTTTACTCCACCTACGGTACGTACTCCAAGACCACCAGGAACTTTGCCTGTGGCAAAGTCTGCAGTGCTACTTGAGGCACTTGCTTCGTTAGTAGATGCAGTATATAATGATGGATTAGATAATGTAAGTCCTGCGATTGTTGATACCGTGGCACCAGAGGCTACTTGTGTTGATCCTATTGTTGGTGTTAAATATCCAGGCACCTCTGGGAAATCACGTCTTGCCATATGCATCACTCCTTTTATAAGTGTGTAGTTTTGTCTACAGGAATATTATATCACATATATAATTACTTTAATAGAAACCTACACTTTATAAGGTAAATTTAAGGGTGATTTATTATTTTAAAAGGGCAGGTGTATAAAAATTAATCTAAAACCATAGCATTATCAAGCGGTACTTCAATAGTACTTGGCTCTTGACATCTTCTACAGTATGATCTAGGGTGGTCAGCATATCTTTCTGCTGGTCCTGATAAGATTATTTGACCATTTTTATGCATACCAAGTAGTACATCATCTACTACTCTAGAATATACTATTGGGGTTAACGTTCCCCTGCAAAATGCACACATGTTATAAGTTTACCATACATGCAGATTTAGATCTCCTTTTAATTAGTTAAACAATCTTAATGAAGAGCCCTCTAGATTTTTCTAGAGGACCCTCCAACAAGATTACGAAATCTCTACGCCACTGATGTGGAATTGAACGGTAGTTGCTGATGCAAAACCAGCAATAACCTTAGTTGTTGCAAGAACCTGCTTTAGATCAAACATTGCTGTTGAGTTAGCCGCTAGTGCAACTGTCTTGAATAGGTCAACGCCATCCAAAGTAATTGTAAATGTTGCAGCAGATGCTGCTGAGTTTGTTACAACAATGTTGCTTACAACTGTTGTTGTTGATGACGGCACTGTGTATAGTGTCGCACTTGATGTTGCTGCTGCTGCACGAGCCAGCGCTTTAGTTAGTGTAGCCATTAATTCCTACCTCCTAAGTAGTCTTGTAAGATGATTATATCATATTTTATGAGAGGACAATGCTTGCAATACCGCCTGAAACCTGATAGAATAGGTATATAAGGAGAGGTATGTTTTGTAATTATTGCGGAAATAAGTTAGAGTTCGGTGATTGTAATTATTGTAATGATAATAACAATGCCCTGAGAGAATTTGAGGAAGAAGATGATTAATGCTTTAGTTTTGATCCCTGCATTTATTGCTGGGTATGTAGCATGTTATTTTGTTATGACTTATAAGGTTAAGTAAATTAAGGTTTGTAGCAAATGTGGGCTTAACTTAGATAAGTCCCAGTTTTCTCCATCTTCTGGTGGGAAATATTTAAGGCCAGAGTGTAGGTCTTGTGCTTCCAAATTGGCAAAGCAAAGGCTAGAATTAAGGAAGGTTTGGGGCTATCCAGAAGAAGACCACATATGCCCTATCTGTTTAAAGAGTGAACAAGAACTCAAGGGTACTGGAGGAAATGCTAGTATCTGGGTAGTAGATCATGACCATATCACTAATAGTTTTAGAGGTCATATATGCCATAACTGTAATCGTGGTCTTGGTGTATTCCAAGACAATGTTGATAGGTTAGAAAGAGCAATTATTTATTTAAGTTCGGAGCGGTAGCCAAGTGGTAAAGGCATCAGCCTTATATGCTGAAGATCGTGAGTTCAACCCTCACCCGCTCTACCCCTAAGTATGCCCTGCGGTTTCTACCCGCTTGGAAGGCTAACGGATACATGCAGGTTCAATCCCTGTCTTAGGGACTTCGGTTCAAATCTATATGATATAATTAAACTATGCCATATAAAGATCCAGAAAAACAAAAAGCAGCGCAGAGTGCTTGGTATAAAAAAAATAAAGAATTAACATATTCAAGATCTTTAAATAGCAAAGAAAAACGTAAAAACATAGTTAGAGAAATAAAAGAGTCTTCTCCGTGTAAAGATTGTAATATTTTCTATCCATACTATATTATGCATTTTGACCATATGGATTCATCAAAAAAGATTGATAAAGTTTCTTCAATTATTCATACATCCAGTTTAAGTAGTATTTTAAAAGAAATAGAGAAGTGTGAACTTGTCTGTTCAAATTGTCACTCTACAAGAACATGGAAGCGTCAGCACGGACTGATGCTATAATAGATAAAACAAAGGGGTAGTCTTGGCTAATATAGTTTTTCTTGGTAACTTTGAAGTCTCTTATAGTAGTGAGAATCATCATGCTAGTAGTCTAGAGTCTTTAGGCCATACCGTGACAAAATTGCAGGAGCGCAAGGCCAAGACACAAACTATCCTAGAAAAAGCATCAGCATCTGATCTATTTATCTGGGTACACACACATGGCTGGGAAACCGTTGGTAACATTACAATGGATGATGTACTTAAACAATTAAATGCTGCTGGTATTCCTACAATGACATACCATCTAGACTTATGGTTTGGATTAGATCGTCAGCAAGATTTAAAGCATGATAGTTTCTATAGAACTATTGGTCACTTCTTTACTGTAGATAAACTCATGGCTGATTGGTTTAATGAAAATACATCGGTTAAAGGCCATTTTATGCCTGCAGGGGTATACGATAAAGAATGCTATATCCACCCAGATTATGACACACAAAACTTTGAGTACGATGTTATTTTTGTTGGCAGCAAAAGATATCACCACGAATACAAGTATCGTCCAGAACTAATTGATTTCTTAAGAAAGACATATGGTAAAAGATTCCTTCACGTTGGTGGGGATGGCGATACTGGAACTGTTCGTGGCGATGAATTAAACCGTATCTATGCTAAAAGCAAGATTGCGGTTGGAGATAGCCTTAACATAGGTTTTGAATATCCTTATTACACTAGTGATAGATTGTTTGAGTCTACTGGTCGTGGAGGCTTTACTATCTACCCAGAAATTAAGGGCTTAGATGAATACTTTATGCCTGATGAAGTTGTATTTTATAAGCATGGAAACTTTAGTGATTTAACAAATAAGATAGATCAGTATCTTGAAAACTCTTTAGTAAGAGAAAGAATTAGGTTAAACGGACACAATCGTACAAAAAAAGAACATACATATGTTCATAGATGGACTGCAATTCTAGAAGAACTTGGAATCAAATGAACTGTTTAGTCACAGGTGGTGCTGGATTTATTGGTTCAAACCTTGTTGATAAACTAATAGAACTTGGTCACAAAGTTATCTGTATAGACAATGAGTCAGCAGAATGTCATGAACAGTTTTATTGGAATCCAAAAGCAAATAATTACAAATATGACATATGTGATTATGAAAAAATTGCACATTTATTTAATGGGATTGACTATGTATTTCACGTTGCATCAGATGCAAGAATACAGCCTGCAATATTAAATCCAAGAAAGTCTATTGAATCAAACGCTGTAGGTACTGCAAATGTTATTGAACTTGCAAGAATTAATAAAGTAAAAAGATTTATTTATTCAAGCACATCATCTGCATATGGAAAGAAAGCAATTCTTCCAAACATTGAGACACAAGCATCTGACCCACTAACTCCATACTCCACTGCAAAAGTATTTGGTGAAAACCTTGCAAGAGTCTATTATAATCTTTATGGACTTGAGACTATATCTCTTAGATATTTTAATGTTTATGGAGATAGACAACCACTTAAAGGTCAGTATGCACCAGTAATAGGACTATTTTTAAAACAACACGAAGAAGGTAAGCCACTAACAGTGGTTGGTGATGGATCTCAACGTAGAGACTTTACCCACATATCTGATGTGGTAGAAGCAAACATACTTGCATCTGAAGTAAGTCATGGCTTTGGTGAAGTATATAACATTGGGTATGGAAGTAACTATTCTATAATTGATATTGCTAATATGATTTCAAATGATGTTAAGTTTATCCCGTCAAGAATTGGGGAAGTGCAAGAAACTCTTGCATCTAATTCTAAGTTTAAAGATTTAACTGGATGGATACCTAAAGTATCACTAATGAAATGGTTGCAGAAATGAAATATGTAGTCTGTTTACCATTTCGTGTTCAAGAGTTTCGTGATGAGTTTATGCTTAATTGTAA